TCACCCAGTTTTTCGGTAACCTCTGCGACTTGTTTGATAAGATTTCCAGCAACCTCATATGCTCTTGGATGCTCTCCTTCTCTTGCAAGTTCCAGTATTCCTTCAATCGCAGTTGAACCTTGCTCAACCATTCGATAAAAATTATCCCGTTGGAACTTGTAATCATCGTCAATATCTTCTCCCACCGTCACAATTGGTTTAGGTTCCGATGGAGTGTCATAATAGGAAACTGGTGTTGATATTTTTTCCACCACACCAAGGGCCTTATCTATAGAATTACTCATCTTCGCCTGTCACTGGATTATAATTTTTTGCGTCTTCGAAGAACGATGTCACCTCATTGAAACCAAAATCGTCATCAGCATCAGCACTGGTTGGATTTGGTGTAACAGTAAGTCTCTGTTGTCGTGTTGGCGATTGGTCAGGCATATCAGTATATGCATCAACCTGTACCGTCTTGATAACCTTACTGGAAGTAACAGGACCATAGAGATAGAACTTACAAGTGAAATCCAGAGTATATATGATTGCACGTCTTGTAGTGAAGTCACCCTGATAATCATCCTCATAATTAATACTGTTTAGAATAACAGGTATATCTTTTTTAACACCCATATCAGCATTATCATTCATCGTGATTGTGTAATCTGGTTGAAAGTATGGTAGAATCTGTTCAACGATTTGTAGAGCATCATCCGATTGTTTAGCAAGAATGTAAAGTTGAAAACCAATGTTATAAGGAACAGGCATATATTGCGTGTCCAACTGTTGTGTTTTGTTTGTGTCACCCTTAACCTTCTTGAACTTCTGTATACGATTTAATTTTCGTGCAGGGTCATAACTAAGTCCTGTAATATCAAATCCAATGCGAGGCAACGTAACCGCTGCAGCTTTACTGAGATCAGCATCATCATTCAGTCGAACAAGAAACTTCTGCCTTGGACCATATGCCAAAGGAACCTTCATAGTCTGTTGAACTACCCCAGCATTATCCTTACGAACTAACTGAATATTATTAAAAATTGTTCCGAAACCCACAACTATGTTGCGTACTGTTTCGTGGTAGAATTGTTGTCCTAGCATTAATCTGCACTCCCTGCATCACCAAATGGATTCGATTCACTGAAGTCCAGTATCGTATCATCCAATGTTTCAAACAACTCATTTTGAGATGTCTTATCTGTACTCATGTCACCTACTATATAGTCTTCTGATATAAGATAATCATCACCACCAGTTTCAAGTAGGATACTCTCACCACCAAGTGTAGTTTCATCTTCACCAATAATATTGTCACTATCTGTCTCATCCAACAGCAAACCAATACCATCAATAATGGAATGATCAATTGCAATTCCTTGATTAATAGTCGTTCCCGCTGCTTGTTCAAGAGTAATCTGATAGTCAGAACTTGCAGTTGAAAGCGCAGTTTCAATTGCGTCAATATCTGTGATACCTGTATCAAGAGCTTCTGAACCGTAATCGAACAGACGGCAGCGCATCTTGTAAACTGGGTTATTGTCCAACTGGTGGAAAGGGTCATCATGATCCACAAAGTTAATCTCAAACAATTTCTTTAGTGTTGGGTGATAAATCGCATCACCCTCTAAGGGTCGATCTACATCAGTCGCATCAGTTTCATTTACAATATAAAATACTTCACCTTCTAATTTAGATGCTGATATTGTTCCAGATTCCAACAGGATAGAACCAGACGATGTTGAATCTGTACCTTCCTCAATCTGAATCTGTTTTGTTTTCTCTTGAAATCTTGTCTTACTAACTACAAAGGTTGCCTCACTTAGATTTCCTAAACCAAACTGAGTCATTACTTCTTGTTCACCAGCGTAACCCCCATCAGAGTCTTCCATATACATTTCAATAGGAGCCTGAGTGTTAAACTTAGATAATGCGTCTTCACCAAGAACTGTATCTTCTGCAACTAATGTGCGGTCAAGATAATACACATCATGACCGTGAATTTGAATTGCTTCTGCAACCAAATTAGCATATAATGATTGTTCAGATGCAATAAGTTGACCCGTAGTCATTAGTTTACCTTCCCTACATCACCAAATGGATTTGACTCAGTGAAGTCCAGTACTGTATCATCTAATGTATCAAACAACTCATTTTGAGCTGTCTTATCTATAACACCATCACCTATTATATATTCTTCGGATATAAGATAATCATCACCACCAGTTTCGAGTAGGATGCTTTCACCAAACGAAGCAGGGGCTGTAGTAACTATTGCACTATCCAAAGTTACACTATCAAAATCTAAGGTATATCCAGAAATATCTAAAGTTGATGGTTGCCCAACAATCGATGCATTTTCAAGTGTTAATTGATATTCGGAACTTGCAATTGATAGATCATCTGAGATTGCATCAATTTCAGTAATACCTGTGCTAAGTTCTTCAGAACCATAATCGAACAAACGACATTTTAATTTATATACTGGATTACTATCTAACTGATGAAAAGGATTGTCATGGTCTACAAAGTTAATCTCAAACAATTTCTTTAGTGTTGGATGATAAATTGCATCACCCTCAAAAGGACGGTCTGAATCAGTTGCATCAGTTTCATTTAAAATATAAGATATTTGACTATCAGATACCGTACCAGATTCTAACTGAATGGAACCAGACGATGTTGAGTCTGTTGCCGTTTCTATTTGTAATTGTTTTGTTTTTTCTTGAAACTTTGTTTTACTTACAACGAAGGTTGCTTCACTAAGGTTCTGCAAACCAAACTGGGACATAAGTTCTTGCTGTCCGGCAAAACCACCACCAGAATCTTCCATATACATTTCAATGGAAGATTGTGTATTAAATTTAGATAATGAATCTTCACCAAGAACAGTGTCCTCTGCAACAAGTGTGCGGTCAAGATAATACACAGAGTGTCCTCTATGATGAATAGCTTCTGAAACTAAATCAGCATATAAAGATTGTTCAGTTGCAATTGCAGCTACACCACCTGTATGAAAATGTTTATTAACCGCCATTAATTATCCTATCATATAATTAACTGGTAACTCAAAGGTAAGTTGAATTTGTTCTTCCAACTTATTAATCTCTTCTTGTGCTTGTGAGTAAATAGTTTCACCATTCATGGTAACACCACCAAGCATTGCAACACCACTGAACTTTGATAGGTTTGCGCCCCACTGTTGTTTAATTAAAGCTGTTGCATATCTCTTTAGGAAGATATCATCAAAAATATCTGTGTAAGTTGCTGGGTCTATTTTACGATAACATTCTGCAATGATATAGTCCTCACCAGCAACGAAGTCGTTCGTCCAATCCCCATCAATATAAAGACGATTCTGGTGTTGATTAAATCTAATTGGTGTTTCTCCAACAAGAATATGTTCTAGAAGGTCTAGGTTGTCCATTGCCATCTGATACTGAATGACAGAAGTAGAAGATAGGTCATATAAGTCATTAAGACGCAACTGGTAACGAACATCAAACATGTTGGAACCGCCGCCCGTGCCTGTAAACGGCCAGACCTGTATCACCGAAACAATAGCAGAGGGCATCGGAATAAAATTACTACCTTCTAGAAATGTATCAGTAATAGTGCTATCTACTGTATCAGTTCCCGTTGAGGTTATATTTGCGGTTCCCCGTGCAACATCTGCTGCGGTAATTAGATGTTTAAGATACATTTTCTCAATACCATCATAGTGATATTGTGCAAAATATTGAAGAGCTTCATCAATACGATCATCCGCCTGATCATCTGATATGTTGATATCAATGACCCCAGAACCCAATGCTCTTAAGCAATAATCTTTGAATGTTGACTTAGATGTAGGTATGGCCATAAAGATATCCTTTTTTATATATTTATAAGAATTCGTTTATTGCGATAATGGATATCATAGTAATAGATTAATTATGAGGTTTAGGCGGTAGTGATTGATAACTAGACAGTTTTGGTTTCCAAACTGGAAATCTTTGGTCAGCATAAGCATCATGTCTCGTTTCTGGAATACTTTCTTTTGTGTAATATTTCCCGTATTTTCCTTCTTTCATAATGATATCATCAAGTTCTGCAGCACTAAATCCTTCCTCTTTCTTTTTATTATACCAATCACAACATTTGCATTTAGCACACTTTCCACAGGGGCAGTTAGAAACTAACTTTTGGAGTTCCTTTGGTAACAACTCCCATGTCTGCCACCTTCCCATAGGTTCGTCTTTACGATTCATTAGTGGCCATTCAATGGGAATATCTGTATAATCCCTAAAAATAGAATGGTCTACTCTATAATAAAGATTACCTCTTCTATAAAAATTTTCAGTCGGTTCTGTAGTTTGAAAATACCAAGTAGAATGACTCCAATTATATGTATTGTTGCCAAGGCATATTAAATCTGCGTTATGCATTTCTGACAACAATGCAATATTATAATCTTTCGATCTTATAGTTTGTAATTTATTATCCTCAGCACGATCTTCAAACTCAGCAAAATCAAAATCAAAATCACGAACATTTTCTTTCAACCAATTACATACAATAGGATATTGTGTTACGTCCTGATCAGATGCATCTAAACGAAGTATCCTTGATATAACATCATCTGTAGTTTCAGTAAGAAGTTTATATAACATAGA